TTCCCTCGATCTATAAAATGCACACATGTTTATTTTTTCTCCTTATGCCTTTATGCGGATTGGGCCAAGTTTGGCCAAGGTTCCGCTAGCAAAACCTTTTGTTAATGCTTTTGCGACTAAAGCCCCTGCTAAGGTTGCTGTAATCTTTTGCTTATTACCCATAATGTTTGATTCTAAAGTGCTCAATGCGCCTTTAAAATTTCCTGCGAGCATTTCGTCTACTGCGCTACTTGCGCCGGTGGATTGTGCTAATGAAATTGCTGTCCCTGCTTCTATTGCTGATATATTAAAACTCTTCTTTGCCCTTCTTCGAGGTGCCTTACGACGTGGTGCCATAATCAATTAACGTTAAATCCGTTATATATACTTAATCCTTTAAACTTAAAATTTACTAGATCAACGATATTTATAGCGGGCTTAACGTATTTTCTTCTTTTTTAATCGAGTTTCTAATTGTTTATTTAACTTATTACAGCCAGAACAAACCAAAGTATCAACGTTATGAGGATGCCAATCATTGCAATCTTTACAATAAACTTCTGGTCCTTTCTCAATACTAACGGCTGTTTTGTCTGCTAACATTGCCTCTCTAATTAATTTGTTAACTACTGCAGAAGCTTTCTGATTAGTTCTCTCGCTATATTCTGCTAACCAGCTTAATTCAGACATGGTTATAGTAAAAGACTTCGTTGCTTTAAATTCGTTTTTTCTGCCCATTTATATTTTATCCTTGCATTCCCAACAATATGTAGTAGTGCTAAATTGATCTGAAGGATGCCTTACCATAATTGTAATATCATTATGCACATTCATTTTTTTTAAACAACTGTAACAAATCATACTTCTACCTCTTCGGGGTAAGCTATACTCTCCAAATGTTTTAGAGCCTCATACTTTTGAGTCTCTCTACCGAATTGCGCTAAAGCTATCAATGCTTTCAATTCGATTTCTTGCTGATTCTTTCTCCATTGTTCGTAGGTCCACACACTCATAAAACAGCAATAGAGAACCATACTTAATACAATACATCATTTTATTATTAACAACAAAATGGCTCTTAAAAAAAAAAAAAATAGACCTTCATACCAATTTAATTAATAATGTATTGTTTTATTTACCTAATAATTTCTTAGGAATTAGTGGTTTTGAGTTGATTTCAGAGCTGTTTACCCCCTCTTTTTGGCTTTCTGAGCCGATTAAATGACCTAAATTTGCCTTGTTTGCCATATACTCAACCATTGCAGAACCCCAATCTCCACCTTTTACAGCTTTTCTTATATTGTTCATCGGGTCTAAATCTTTTGCTTTCTTAGTCATTGCCCCAACAGAACCAAAAAAAGAAGATTGGAATTGCTCAAGCTTTTCATGCATTCGATCTTCTATTTCATCTATTACAGGCTCTAGCTTAACAACTAGCCACCCTTCTTCCTCTATCTTTTCTTCCCACTTATCTATAACCCAGTCTCTTAAGAGAAAACGATAGAGAGCAAGTATAATAAAAATCTCTCCTACGAAGAGATAAATTAAATCTGGATTCATTTACGCAACAAACCCATTAGGCCGGCTTCTATGGCCTCTTCACCTTTGCCACCAGTAAGAGCTTTATCAGCTAAAAATAACGGTGCAAACAACGGGTTAACTTTTTGGAAGTCAACTGTTGTAGCTATTGCTTTCTTCTTAGCTTCTTTTATTGCTTCTGGTCCTAAAGTGGGAATAGAAGGTAAATCAAGACCGTCTAAAAATCTATCAATAAGTATACCGCCACTAATTGCAAAAATACCACCTAGTAATAATGGTAAAGTGGTTTCATTGTTTACAATTTCCTTAATATATTCACTACGTCGCAAATCCTTTACAGCCTTCTCTTGTGCCTTTGTAACTTTCTTAAGGGTAAACCCTTCTGGAATTAAGGCGTAAGGCATTATTCGTCGTCCTCGTCCTTTAACTTTCTGTATGCCTCTATTGCTTGTTGACTTCTAAAAAGCGTATCTAATAATTTGCTTAACTGGCTCATCTAAAAAAATTTCTTTAGCCCTAAAGCTGGCCCTACTTGTTTTGTTGGCGTTATTGTTGTCGGCCTTTTTCTTTCTTTTCTAAAAAGACTTTTAGGCGACTTCGGGAGAACTGCCCGAGATGGTGTTGACCCGTTTGGAGTTTTCTCGAGCAGTTTCCTTATTAAGAGTAATTCAGCGATCATCGGCGTTTCTTTTTCCTATATTGCACGCCCATTGCTTTTAGATTTAATTTACCGTCACGGTATGTTATGTGGTTGCGCTTGTTCTTAATGTAACGTTGCCATGCTGATAGTTTACGTTTAGGTTTTGAATACATAATAGAGTCGGGCGCTCCATATTCGGGTCTATATACACCCTTTTTTTCTTCTCCAAAGCGACCATCACGGTAACCATCACTATAACCATCACGATAATATTGCCGTTCTCTTTCAGTAGGCATTATTGCACCAGTCTCAAATATCCAAAGTCAATGTCACTATTTCCACCGCTATTATTAGTTACTAAAAACTGCAAAAGCTTTTGGTCACTTAATTGACTTTTAATTATGAATATATTCCATACGTCCGCCGTTAAAGCCTCGCTACTATCAACGAGAACTGTGTCCATGTCGTTTCTGCGTATAGCTCCTTTCAATAATGCCGCGGCATTAACTGGGCTTAAGTTAGCAAAGCTTTGTGTTTGTGGTCCCATAACAGCAGAAGTCCCATAATTACCCCCATTAGTGGGTTTTATGGCTATAAACAAACTTTGAAAGCCTGTCATATTAACAAAGTCTGCATTTGCTGTATTAGGAAATAAGACCGTACCACTATTAGCGATCCCTTCGGCCTTATCTGAAATAAAAAAAGTTTCATCACTTGACTTAGTGCCTTTCCAGTTTCCCTTTTCATCTACAAAGCCCGTATTTAATACAGGTTGTATAAACTGTGGAACTTCTATATCACCGTTTACTGTTGCTGATTGAACGCCCGCTTTCCTAGTTAAAGACCACGGGGCATAGCCCTCGCGCTTTTCCATTGTTAAATTTTAAGCAAATACCAAAGTTACGGCACATGAGCAACTACCGATATCGGTATCCATTGCCATAGCGACGCTAACTTGGTTAGAACCTACAACTGGTATAGCTACATCTAAACTAAAAGGTAGATTAGTAGCACCGTTTGATGCTGGTGTTCCGTCAACACCTTGTGAGCCTACAACTATTGTTTCTTGTCCTTGACTTAATCCGTCACCACTTAATTGCATTGCGAATGTGGTGGCGCCGTTTGTTGCGCTGTCACTTGAGACAGTGGCTATGATGCCAACAATTTGGCTTGCTTGCTTGGGGATTTGAATAGATGCTGTTGTTGATTGGCCATACATACTTCCTAATGAAGTCATTGTATCACTGGCTGTTAAAGCTCCTTCCCTCGATCTATAAAATGCACACATGTTTATTTTTTCTCCTTATGCCTTTATGCGGATTGGGCCAAGTTTGGCCAAGGTTCCGCTAGCAAAACCTTTTGTTAATGCTTTTGCGACTAAAGC